CTACAGTTAATGGCACTAAGCCTGAAGCTGATTCTCTCGTGGATTCCGTTGTCTTTCTCCATCTTGATGGAAAAAGGCACTACAACAGATTTCACGAACTTTACGATCCAATCCTTAAAGGATTAGAATCGGAAATTCTTTGTGAAATCCCTATGGAAAGCCTAAGTTTAGATGAATTTGGCTGGCCATTTGAACTGGTTGTAGGTTCAATCGGGATAATCCAGGAACCTGGCTATAAGCTTCGTGCTGTAGCTAATCCTGGTAGAGTTTTCCAGCAGGTCTTGAAACCTCTGGGAGATAAACTCTTCTCGATTCTCTCTGAATTGCCATGGGATTGTACCTTCGAACAATCGAAGGCAGACCATGACATTCAGGTGCATTTAGACCGGGGGAGTGTCGCCTATAGCGTAGACCTGACAGGAGCTACAGATTACTTCCCTCTATCTTTACAGATAGAGATGTTGTCTCTTCTCCTTCCTCAGGACTCTCTTACCATTAACTTGTTTAGAGAACTCTCAACAGGTTGGTGGATGATAAGGGAGAGCATTAGGCGTTCTTCTGGTATGACAGATGGGTTACCTGGTTTTACTAGGTGGACTAAGGGACAGCCCTTAGGCCTTTACCCTTCTTTTGCATCTTTTGCCCTTACACATGGACTTCTACTCTTAGGCCTTCTTGAAGGGCCTTGGAGTGGACAGTTCTATGTATTGGGTGATGATGTTGTCATACTAGATGAAGTCTTATACCGGAAATATCGGGTTGCTCTTATGGAACTCGGTTGCCCTGTATCTGAGTCAAAGACGTTAGTTTCGGATAGAATTGCTGAATTCCGTTCTCGAATTTTCGAGGCCGAGAGAAAGCATTCGATTCCTCAACTCAAGTGGCGTCATCCTTCTGATGACTCCTTTCTTGATGTTCTAAGACTCTTAGGATACAAGGGCCTCTCTTTGCTTACCCATCAGCAGTATAAGGTAGGGGCAATCGCCTCTATAATTCCTGATTTTGCTGGAGGATTAGGGTTTAATCCTGCTGGTCAGCCTCTAGAACAGAGACTTGAGCCTTGGCTGGAACTCCTATATGCTAAGAGAGTACCGGTAAATCGCCTCACCGACTATAGCAGCTTGTTGACTGAACGGCTCCAAAGGAGCCTATTAGTCAACTTAGCAGTCGAAGTATTATATCATCCTGCCGAGAGGCATATGGATGACGTACTTCGTGACCTCGACCAGAGGTCCTATGGTTTGGTAGTAGATGTCCTTGGTGCTGAATTAGCACCTTTGTGGCGTCTACTTGGTAGGAACCTTGATGTAGTGCTCGAGGGTAACCTCGATTTACTATGTCTTAACCTACCTAGGCGGCAGACTACACTCCAGAAGTGGGAGTCACTCCTTTCATCCGTCTTTGGTGACGGATGGTGGGACCGCATTGGTCACCACTAGTGTCTGG